GTGTAAACACTGATCGGTTATAAAAGGAGGAAGGCTCTATACCTCCTTTTAAAACCGATCAGTGTTTACACCTTTTCTCCGGAATTGTCGAGAGGCGAGATGGTATTTATATCATTAGCAAAAATTAGGTTCTACAAAATTTAATTTAAGAAAGTGGAAGTAGAATTTTTCTAGTCAATTATTATTTGAAATGATTTAATTCAAGAAATTATTTTGGGAATAATTTTGTTCAATTAATAATCTAATTTTAAGTAAAAGAAGGTTTAACATCCACCTGATCCCTAGTTCGAGCCGTGAAACGCCATAGTAAGCGCAGTAGAACGAAGGAGTTAACGTTCACCTTGAGCGACCTAGAGGGTGCGTAAGTGAAGATTAAAATAGATTTAAATTACAATTTAACATTTAGTCTTGTGGGAAAATTCTTAAAGGAAGATATAATATTTATTTAAAAACATAAAACCGAAAATGCTGGATTAATCTAAAGTCTGATTATACCCAACAGAGGGGACGACAAGCTAGTATTGATTAAGTTCAATGCGCCAAATTAGTGCCCATTTTATGAATAACAATGAATAGAGTGAATTTCTCAAAGAAAATGTACCTAAGTAAATCTAAATTTGAATTATATTGTAGTTTTTATCAGCAAAGTGTGCTTATCAGCGGGTAGTAACTGATCTTCGGAAGATTGAAAGCCACAATCCCACTTTGTATTTTAATTAGGATTATTCCGTGGTGCAAGAAGCGTACTAGACTTGTTTGATCGAAAGATCCACCATAGCTTATGACATTTAATGGAGAGCAACATAGGTAAAAACTTTTAGAAATCCCAATCAAAATTTAAATATGGCAGAACCTCAAAATTGAACGTTCTGCTTTCAAATAATAGTACACAACAAATTAAAAGAAAATATAACAAGATGCAATATGTCGCAAACAATAACACTAACATCTCCCTACTCGATACAAGACGAGGAGGAAACATCGACGGGTTCAACAACAACTCTGCTAAATCCTTACAGACACGACACTTTAGTAAGAAATCGACAAAATTTTTCAACGATCGAACAATTTCAACCACTGGAACCAATGGAAACATTCAACGTACATCGTCATTTGATTCGTCCTTTAAGGAAATTTTTGTCCGGAATGCCAAGATCATCCCTTTGTGTGATTTTAACTTTCATCTCTTTGACAATTGGTTCAATAATTTGTCTATCTACGCCAAGGAATTCGGAGTACGTCAAACCTACGGAGTCAACGGAGAACGAGTCAGTAGTTATCGATTTAGATACCAACTCGACCGAGGAACGAATGCAATCAGTGTAAAAGGATATGAAGGATCAAAAGAAAAACAATGTTATCAAATTATTTGTCAAATTTGGAATCAGAAAAACATCGTCATTCAAATGGATTTAGGACAAGGACAAACTGAAGGAGACGAATCAACTCGAGCCGGAAACACTATAATGACCACAGCAAGTACAATGGACAGCGATAATACTATTACAATACCAGACCCGATAACTTTATCTAAGCTAAGTAATACTGAAATGACTTATGAATTTCCCTCCATTACCGACCGTTTTCAAATTTTTTCTGACTTTAAAATCTCAACTGGAAATAAAGTAAATGAACTTCAGAAAACCTATGCTTTGCCTTCTGCATTGTATAGCCATAGTGATGTTGCAAATTTAATGCCATTTAAGAACTTTGTTTATTCGGACCTCGATATAGAAATTCGTTTAGTTGTTAATGCCCCACGTTTTGGGTGTGGAAAGCTCATAATGGCTTCATTCCCTGACAGCTTCGATGGATATGGAAAATCTACATGTTGGTCAGAGTGCATGTTGCAACGCCCAGGACATGTAATTATTGATTTAGCTAAAACAAATCAAGGAATTATTCGTATTCCAAATCAATATAAGCGTACTTTTGTTCGCAACACTCAATCTGCAACTTCATTAAAGGGAATACGCACAGCTGAATATGCAACACTTCAAATTGAAATTTTTTCACAATATAAGACAGGATTGGATCAACCGACTACAATTCCAGTTCAATTAAGTTATCGATTTGTAAAAGCAAAGTTTGCAGGAATGTCTTTTGGACAAACTATCGAACCGCAAGGTTTAACTGATGATCTTATTGATGTTGGAACTACGTTGGTCCCAGCAGCAAAACCTCTCGAAAAGATTCTTAAAAGAGTTGGACGTATTATTAATCAGGATAAACCATATGGAGATAATTGTAGTACAATCGTTCCTAAGCCTCGCGATAATTTCAGTGCCGGAGTAGGAATTTCGGATAACATTCCTTTAACTTTGGACCATTCATCAACTGTGACAATTCTTGACGAACACGTTAATCTGAACGATCCCAAAGACTTGGTCTCATTAGCTAAGATTTTTGGGTTAGAACTTAGAGGAACATGGAAAGTTGAGGATGCTCATGGTACAACGATTATTGATTGGCCTGTGAATCCAAGTGCTATAGTGAGTACAAGTTCAAAATGTGAAACGACGCCATCGCCATTAAAATATGTGTGTAATATGACAAATATGTGGAGAGGAACAATTAAAGTAAGATTAGATATTGTTGCAAATGAATTTCATACAGGAACTCTTCAATGCGAAACTATGTTTAATCGCACAACAGATGATTTAACATCAATGTCTTCTACATATGTTAAGCAATTCGACTTAGGTGACGGACAACAATCTTTCGAATATACGATTCCTTATATTTATGATACTCCCTGGAGACGCAATAATATAGTGCCTGACTTTTCAGTTTTGCCTTCGGATAAAGTTGTAGTAAATTCAGCGCCACCTTTTGATATCGGACAATATGGAGCAGCGCAATACTTACTCACCCAAACAGCGCTAGCAGAGAGATGTCGAACATACTTTAGAGTTTCAGTCATCAACCCACTTACTCCAATTAAACCAGTAGCTCAAGCAATTGAGGTGTTAATGAGTATTGCCGCAGGTGATGATTTTAATGTTCATTCAATTATGCCACAACAATTATTCCGACCTTTAAATCCTGAAGGATCAACACAAGATCCACCATACGGTAGATTTCCTATGTATTATTGGAATAAGAACTCAGTTGAAGGGGACCCTTGGATAGATCCAAAAAAGAGTATTCTCACCACACCTCAAAACCACTCGAAATTTGAAGGAATAGCAAAACCTAAATATTCCCAGCTTACTGATCTTGATGGTACAACAGCTCGTGTTGTAGTTCAAGGAGATTTCATTGATAAAACTCTCGACTTTACAAGTGGTATTGCCTTCCGCAGTTTCCATACATCAGATAATCAATTAGAATTTAAAGATATCATGCGAAGAAATGTAATGATATTAAACGCCCAAGTTCCGAAAGCATTTTTGAAAATTAAGAAGGATAAGGATGGTAATTGGACTGATCATTCTCAAAGTATTATTCGTGATGAGGGGAAATTTGACAATGGAAAAGCCTTCGTTTTTGGTAATATTAAACAAGCATATTATATTCCCATTTTTTGCCTAAATCAATTTGATGCGCGTAAACCCTTCAAGAGATGTGCCGTTAGTCCACATGCTGCAATTTCATCATTGTTCCGACATTGGCGAGGATCAATACGTTATGTTTTTGTTTTCAAGCAGGTTGTAGATAGCCCGATTTACATAACATATATGCCAATGACTGGGACCGTTTTATCAGGAGTTCAACAAACATTAACATCCGTTAAGTTAACAGTTGGTATGCAGCCAAACGCTCCCTACTCAGATGAAGAAAGTGAGGTGTGCGATCAAATTTACATGGCAGAAACAGGAATGGCGACAGAAGTGTGTATTACAAGAATAAATCAAACTTGCGCTGTTACAGTCCCTTTTGATACTAATTTAAATAGATGTGTTGTGTCAAAACGAAACCGGAGAAATATTAATAAAAATGCAATTGTAGCTCGTGATGAAAGTAGTGCAATCTCAGGCCACATCGTTTTACAGTGTGATGAAGAAGTAGATTTTGATTTATTCTATTCAGTGGGAGATGATTTTGAATTGAGTGATTTTATTGGTTGTTCATCATATAGTCAACGTGTTGTGCCCTTAATGCCAGATGAATTAGTTCAATCTACTTCATATGCTAGTATGTCAAGTGGATTTCAATATAGCACTCTTGGAAATAAGGATTTTCAGCTTAATAGCCTTAGCTCCCGAGCAACAGGCCCTCGAATTAATCGACGTAGATATCAATATACACTAGAAAATAATGATATTAATAATACTACAAATAATAATGTTTATGGTTATCAAATTGGCGATGTAAATGAAATAAGTTATCAAATGGATTATATAGATTTAGCAAGCAAGTTAATAGTGCCCGCAACAGCTTTAGGAACTGGTTTTTTCATCTCTCGAAATGCTCACCGCATAGGAAATTCAATGCGAGCACTTACATCTCAAGCTGATTCTCTTTTAGAATCTGCACAGGGTGTGTTTGATTCATTTGGAAATAAAGCCAGCGAAGTTAAGAATATTGTAAAGGAAAGTTTAGTTCAAGTTAGTGAACAATGGTCAACATTAATGCCTGAAGGGATGAATTTATCAGCGGCAGTTGATTTGGTTTTAGATATAATCCGATTAGTTAAGAATTTTAATTATTTAGAGTTAAGTTTAGTAATCTTAAAATGGGCTTCCCGAGTTTTTGAATTATCGGTGGAAACTTTATATAAATTCAAGAATAAATTGGCTGATGCTGTGAAGCCCTTGGTGGCGTATTTTTCGCAAGAACAAAATTCAGAAAAATATACCAACCCTGGTGTTTCAGTTTTTGGAACCCTATTAGGAATAATTGGAACAGGATATGGACTTAAGGATTTAATAAAAACTAAGAAGTGTGTGGATTTGACCGATGCCTTTAAAGTGAGAATGTGTGATTTTCGGGGATTAAATTATTTTTTGGTAGCAGTAAACTTCGTAGATTATCTTTTTAAAACATTTCAAAGTATTATGCGATATATTTTTGGATATGTCGATCCTAAAACAGAAGTTAAAACATTTTTGGCTGGAAGAAGTGAGCAAATTAAAGAATTCATCGACAATGTTGAAATCGTTACAAGCCCTCTTAACACTATTATGCTTAAGAAACCATCATTTAAAGTTAAAGTTTGGAAAACAGCAATTTTTGGAATTAATTTGAAGAAAGAGTTAGTTAAGATGGACCCAAGTGTAGCGTGCAATCAATTAATAAATTACTGCAATCAAATTATTAAGTTTACAGTCGATAAGAACACAGCTCTCACTTGTGCACCAACTCGTTATGAGCCATTTGTTATTTGTCTCGAAGGTCCTAGTGGGATAGGAAAATCATCGGTAAATATGGAAATGATTTGTGAAATTTTGAGCTCAGCTGGATACGATATGCATGGAGTTAATCCAACATACACTCGAACACCAGGAAAGAAACATTGGGATGGATATAGTGGAGGTTTATCTATTACTTATGATGATTGGATGAATTTAACAACATCGGAGCAAGTAAGTGAACAAATCGCCGAATTATACGAATTGAAATCAAGATCATTTTTCATGCCGCAAATGGCTGATTTAGCAGACAAAGGATTGTCCGCTAATCCTCGATTAATTACTCTTTTGACAAATAATGCTTTTCCTAGTGTTTCTGTTGAAGGAGTAACTACACATGTTGAAGCAGTTTGGAGACGAAGGGATGTGTTGGTGAAAGTTAAATCTAAGTATGACGGATTGAGTAATACGTTAACACCTGAGCAAACTCAAGGTTACGCCCATTTGCTATTTAGCTATAGTGACCCTGTTAATGAAGAGATTATTAATGAAGCTTCGGGTTGGATGGATTACAAAACTTTTATTGCTGACATAAGCGAACGATTTCAAAAGTACGACGCCAAGGAGAAATTAAACATGCAACGTGAATTACAGGCATTATGTAAATTTTCTGGGGACAAAACTACAATATTCGACGATCCCACCGACATTCTCAATTTTTATTTTACTAAACAAACAATGGATCAAATAATAATTCCAGAAGAATATCCTTCAAATAAATTAAGATTAGATCTCGAAAAAATAATGGATAAATTGGACGAGGATTGTCTCTTGAAACCAGTGGAGATTGTGAATCAAGGAGCATTGGATGATGCAATTAATTGGTTTTGGGCTTTCTTTGACCCAGAGCGCAATACAAAAGTGAAGCGTGCGTGTTCTCACTGTGATGAATCTACAATCTTTTTAGTCACAGATGAAGATGAGGAGGAAGATGGAATTTTCCATGGATTAGCAAGCCACCAATTGTGTATTAAATGCACTGTATCTGCTTCAACCTGTGTCCATTGTTTGGATAGAAACTCGAAAATTAAAAAACCATTAAGAATTGCCCGAGGAACAATAATAAAATTAGCTAGTATGCGTAAACACGCTGTTGATAAATATAATGATTGGTGGAAGAAATTTAGTGATGGATTTGCTGCCTTAGATCCTACAACACGTCATTGCTTAAAAATTTTGTGTGCGCAATTAGTGATTATTCCAGCAATGATGGCAGCAGAGTTGCTAGGAAATACTATTGCAGAATATGCTAGCCAAGGAATAAACGATGAAGGCGATTTGGAGATTGAATTCGAACAACAGAAATTTGATGAGGCTATAGAATTGGAAGTGGTATCATCAGTAACAGGGAAATGTATGCATGAATTGTTACTTAATGAGCAAGGAAAGAATGTTTGGATTTACTTTGATTGCATGTGGAGGAAAAACTATAATAATGGAAAGGCTGATAAATTGGTTCATTTCGCAAATTGTGGTGAAGGATGTGTTTTGCGTTCGGAGGAAGGAAAGACTAAATATAAGGAATGGATAAACAGAAATTGTGAGTTATCATTTGAATCTTATCTGTATCATGCTCAACGTGTTATGGATCCTACATCTACTGGCATAGAATCGAATGATTACCTCGCTATAGTTCCACCTTGTTATCGAATTGCAAATTTAATTGTCAAAAGCCAGGATTTCTTTACTATTGTTGATGAGGATAAGTATGCATGTGTGGAGGAGCTTAAGTCTTGGAGTATTACTTTCCCTAAATGGTTTAAAAATGCTTTAACTATTGTGGGAATTGGATCAGCAGTTTTAGGTTCCTTCTTGCTTGTCTCAAAATTAATAAAAGCCTTTTTACCAGCCACTCAAATTATTAGTTCTGGTTCGATGCAAACACGCCACTTCCTTAAGAACAGAATGCGTGTAGTGAAAACCAGTCGTATTAAAACGCAAAATCATGAACAGTTGAAGGAAACACTAATTGATAAAATCGTCCGAAATTACATTATCATCGAAATTTACGCAGGAAAAAATTTATTAACATACATGGTGGCTGCCGGAATTTACAATAATACAGCCATTATGCCGAAACATTACTTGGAAAAGATTCGAAATTGTATTAAAAGCAACAATGAAATTAAAATAATATTAACTCCGGTCCGTAGCACAAACATTCAGGTTTCTTACGCCTTTAGCGAAGAAGACTTTATTGAAGCAGAAGACACTGCAGACATCTGCATTTTTAATATGCCCAAAACGGTTGGAATGTTTAAGGATATTCGGGGCTTTATTTGTAAAGAAAAGGATTTGGGGTCAATATCGTCGTCAGGCTACTTGATTCAAGTACCCAAGAAAACTAAGAGTGTAATTCGGGAACAAAGTATCAAAATTCATGGCTTTAGGAAGGATGTGGAAGTACGAAATGATTCAGAAGTAATGCATAATTTAGATTCATTGCATTATAATTTCTCAGAAAATGGAGCTTGTGGATCCTTAGTTTGCAGGGATAATCACACCCGACCAATTTTAGCAATGCACTTTGCTGGGAGTACAAATATTTGCATGTACCCAGAAGGATTTGGAGTTGTTTTAACTCAAGAAATGTTTGAAGATCTGGATTCGTGTGTTGGATTGGAAGAAGAAGAAGTTGAATTGAAACCCGCAGAAAATGCAAAAATGTTGTTACCAGCAAGTGTTGAAGTTCAATCAATTGGAACTATCCCGAAAGCAGTTTTTATGCCTGTGAAATCAAAAATTATTCCATCAAAAGTTCAACCATTTTTGGAGGCACCGAAAACTGAGCCAGCATTTTTGTCAAAGTTGCAACCGGGCTACCCTCACAATGATAGCCCTCTTTTATTGGGTTGCAAAAAACATGGAGAATTAACAACAAATTTCCCTACTCACATCGTCAACGAAGTAGCTGAAGCTTTATGGGAACTCAAATATAGTAATCTTCAACCCATAATAGCAAACCCCCGCCATTTAACGTACAAAGAAGCAATTGGGGGATTAAATTTGCCAGGATATGAAGCAATAAAACTCGATACGTCTATGGGATATCCATATGTTTTGGAGAAGGAAACACTTAAGAAAAATTACATCGAAATTATGCGTGGAGAGGATGGAGAAGTTACTCACGTGTACGTTAATAAGAATGTTCTTGAAAAGCAAATTGAAGTGGATTCTATGCGTGCTGAAGGAATACGCCCGTTTTTGCCATATGTCGACGAACTTAAGGATGAAAGGAAAAAGAAAGAAAAGAAAGTAAAACCAGGATCAACACGAGTTTTCTGTATGTCATCAATTCATAATACTATTCCAGTTCGTGCGAATTTTCTGCATTTTGCAGCCGCATATACAGCAGCTCGCTTTGACTTAAATCATGCTGTTGGAATCTCAAGAAATGGACCGGAATGGACAAAACTCGTAAATGTATTAAGCCAAGTTTCGCTTAACAACGTCGTAACAATGGATTACTCTAATTTTGGACCTGGCTACAATTTAATGGTTAACGCAAAAGGACACGAAATAATAAAGAAATGGACTCTCAAGAATGTATCTGGGGTGAACGAAACTGAATTGGATGTTTTGGGTTGGGAACACTACAACTCTGATCATATTATGAATGATTTGGTTTATCGACAATATTCAGGGGGACCAAGTGGTGATGCTTTAACTGTCGTTAAAAATGGTTTGGTGAATGAAATGTACATTTTATTGGCTTGGCGTTATTTGATGGGTGATTGGTGCATCTTAAATGATAAACCTATTTATCCAACTTTCTTCAAGCTAACTAAATTAGTTACATATGGTGATGACTTAATCATGGCAATCGACGATTCAATTAAAAATTTATTCAACGGAGTGACAATTAAGAACTTTTTGGCGGAATTTAAAATTACAGCAACTGACGCACTCAAAACAGGAGAAGATGTTCCCTATACTTCGATTTTGGAAGCATCATTTTTAAAAAGTGGATTTAAACCACACCCTAAATTTCGTGGGGAATGGTTGGCACCATTAGAACAGTTGAGTGTAGAAGAGGTTCCTAAATGGATTCGACAATGCGATAACTTGAATGAAGCAACAGAGCAAAATTGTGAAGCCGGACTACGCGAAGCATTTGGACATGGACCAGCATTTTTCGACGAAACACGCAAGGTTTTAAATGAAGCCTTATGTAATGCTGGGTTGCACACAATTTATCTCACATGGGATGAATTGGACAAAAATTTTTTTAAGCATAAATATGATGCTATTTATGCAAAAGCTGATAATAATCAGACAATAAATAATCAATATATTAATCAAGATATAAATAATCAAAATATTAATCATATTAAACAAGATATAAATAATCAAAATATTAATCATGTTAGTACAACACTTGAAGTGGAGATTGGTTCGAGCCCAATGCTTACCTCGATTGAAAAATCGAATGGTGTGACTCCTAATCTCGAGTGAGCTAAGTTAAATTTTGAATTTTTTAAGGTGTTGAGTACGAGATACTTAACAATAAAAGTCTTAAAT